AGTCTGACCATATCCTAAAATAACGGTTACAGAACCGCTATTAATAATACGGTATTGATTACCTCCAAGCGTGTTAGAAGACACTTGTACAGGCGTAGTCGCAGTAGTTGTTGCAGATATAACTGCCGTGTTACCACAAGGAGAAAATGGTGCGGATACTGACATTACTGCTCCAAAAATTTAAGTAATACCACGACTACTGATATTACGACACCAGCAATCATTTGATGTATTGGGGTTAGTGGGAATTCCATAACAAAACCTTGTAAAACAGATAAAACAGAAATTACCAAACTCCATTGAACAGTCTTGTTTTTAAGTAAAGTAATTAATTGGTTCATATTCCCACCTTTGCTTCTAGAGCTGTTACTTTTGCGGATAGTTCTTGAATTGCTTTTACCATTACGGCAACAATTGCACGATCATGATAGTTTTTATATTTAACACTTAACATATTTCCATCTTTATCAAGAACAGGTGCTTCTTCTGGTTCTGGAGATGCTTCAGGAATAACAGCACCGACTTCTTGAGCAAAAAATCCAAGTTCTTCATGTTCGGTGTGAAATACGCAATCGTCTTTCCATCGGTAATAAGTTGGTTGTAATTGCAAAACAGTATTCAAACCATTTTCAACACTTCTTGTTTTTATTTTAAAACGAGCATCTGAAGCAGAAATAACACCACTTGCATTGGTTGACAATGTTCCTGCACCATATGAAGGAAAACTTATTGTTCCCGCATTAATTCTAAAATATGAACCTGTTTGTGATACATCACCGCCTGAATTAGCGGTATAACCATAAATATCATAATTAGCATGATTAACTGCATTTGCAATATTAGATACTACTTGCCTATAACCTACAATGTAACCGTTATTTGTTGAATATCCTCCGCTAACTCTTGATTGCCCAATATCAAAATAAACAGAGCCACCAGAGCTGTAATTAATAGTTGTATATACTCCTACCCCATAAGTGCTTGGTGCAAAAAGTAATGCTTTGACATTGGTTCCATAACCAAGAGATGTTTGACCAAGTAAAAAATTACCACTATTATCCAATAACATTTCTTGGGTAAAGCTGGCTAACGCTCCCGCCCCACTAGAGTTTGATGGAGCTACATACCATTGATGTTGACCTTGATATTGAACATATGATGTTGCATATCCGTTTGCTATATAAGCATCTTGTCCACTAGTGTTATATAAATAATTTGAAGATACCGCTGTATAACCTGTTCCTATATTCCTAACAAAAAATGCACCATTGCCTAATGCTTGTAATACTTTTGCCCCAGAACCCCAAGCACTAGGAGTAACTCCTAATCCTAAGTTTTGAGCTGTATCTATTGTTACCGCAGTAACTGCATTGTTAGATTGCAAAACCAAATTAGAACCAGAACCACTTGTAATGGTGTTAATGGTTGGCGTAACCAAAGTAACGCTGTTGATAGTTGTAATCGTATTACCAAGCTGTACTGCAGTATTACCAAGCGTAATAGGAGTAGCAAAGTTGGTGTCAAGATTAGCCAAAGGAATTGCAGATGTTGCACTAGCAAATGTATTTGGTACTGGCATTTTAGAACCTCACTCTTAATTCATGTTCAAATTCAAACGTGTTTACTGTAAATGCTGCATTATTAGAAGTCATGGTTAACCCCAAATACTTCCCGTACTGACTAGCATCACTCTTGTACAAATAATATCCAACAGACAATAACCACTGAATAATAGCTAAACTATTGTTTGTCCATGATATTACCTGATTACTGTTATTTATCCAAGTAACTCCTGAGTCACTTAAAACATAAGGCGTTGTAGACCCTTGTTCAGAATCCACCGTAACATTAAAAACACCACTTTGGGTAAGCGTTGCCTCTACTGCAAATTTTAACGCTTGCTTGGTTCTTATGGGGTCACCCATATCCATCAAAGCGGTCTGAATGTAACTGCTAATATTAGTTGAACTATTAGCGTAAAGTTGATATAAAGCGTTAGATTGTGTACCGTAAAGGTTTACTTTTCCAGACAGGGGCGCAGATGTAACATATTGCAATGTTCCTTGACTGGTAATAAACCATTTTTTCTCAAAAAATACCGCCTGTATGTACCTAGAACCGCCAGAGCCATAAGGAAAACTGGAGTTGACGTAAAAATTGAATACCGCACATAAAATATTGTTCAACAACGCCTGACCCGCCGTTACAGGCTTTGTAAAGTCAATATACGGGAAAATACCGTCAAGAGGGTCTGAAATCTTGGTGGTTGTAGAACCTACAAGCGCATATACACCGTAATCATTCATAAATAGCACAGAACGGAAATACGCAAATATGGCGTAAATACGTTTAGAACCTATAGACGCAGATACGTTGGTATTCGTAAATACAGTTGCACCAGTAGATGTAACCTGCAAATTAGAAAATACGTTGATAGAGTCATCACCAAAAATGTACAAGAAATTGTTAGCAGACAATAATGCTTGTATATTCCCGTGTAAGGTTGAGTCTGTCAAATTAAAAGCTACGGCAGATACGGACGTATAATCTGTAGGAGATACTGCAGAAGATGCGTAAACTGTACGCCCGGCTGCCACCCAAACCCGTCCCGAGAACGTTGCTACATCCACAATTCCTGTTGTATTCACAGTTGCGGTTATGTTTGCACCCGTTCCTGAACCTCCAATACTGACTGTTGGCGTGCTGGTATACCCTGAACCTGCGTTATTCATAATAACCTGGGTAATTACGTTGCCAGAAATCACTGCAGACGCATTTGCCCCCGACCCGCCACCTCCGCTAAAGGTAACGTAAATAGAGCCGTTAGCACCGTATCCTGTGCCCCCATTGTTGACTTGAACAGATACTGTACCCGTTGCAAATGTAACCAGTTGCGCTATTGCTGTAGCATTGTTACCACCACCGCCAGAAATAGTAACTGTAGGTTGTGATGTGTACCCACTACCCGCATTTGTCAAAACAATATAACTAACGGTATTAGACGTTGTAGTTCCCGCAACAGCTGTAGCTTGTCTACCTCCTGTTTGATTAGGAGGTGAAATAGTAACGTTGGGTGCGCTTGTATAGCCAGAACCAGGGTTAACTACCGCAATAATACCAACAGAACCGATAGCAACCAGATTAGCACCGTCCCAGGAATACAAACCTTTAGACGGGTCTCCTATAAATACGTTTGTGTTTTGATATTGCGCTAAACTGACACCCGAACTTGAAAAAGTACCTGCTGCAGCAACATTACCTTGTTTTAAAGTAATTAAATCAAAGTATTCCATCTGACCATTAGTTTCTGACGCAAGAATATAGTCATCAGTGACGTTTGCAGACGTTAAATAGCTAACTGTGTTGGAAAATACAACTGCTACGTTACCTACATTAGATACGGCAGAAGATGCTGGAGTTATTTTGATATTGCCAAACCCTATAGGCATGGCATTTTCTATCCAATTAAACTCATCTTTGTCTATAGCAGTGCGATTAGCTTTGGTATTTAAACCTTTAAACTGCTTAACAATTGCATAAGACTTTTTTTGCTCTGCGGATGCCATTATTAGCCTCCACTAGAGTAAGGGTCTGGAATCCTTCTGGTAAACGTACTATTGAGTACATTTAAGATATGTTTGTTATATTCTTGTTTAAATATTTCAGCTTCACCATAACTTTGTTCATAAAACTTAGCTTTATAAGCTGCGTAATATTGAACTGCCGTACTCCACGGGTCAATAATTTGGTCAACTACATTAGGATTTGTAGTAGAAAGAGCAGTTGGCAATATATTTGTATCTATCTCAATGTAATATTGCTGGTCTGGAATAGGTGCTATGTACATGGCTTGTTGACCGTACATAGAAAAACAAATAGGTCTACCAATATAATTCTGCCAATATCTTAACTGTGCAGAGAAATTAGACCAGGGTAAATACCTAAGAGGTATTCTAGAATTACCCCAATAAAGGTTAACGCTGACAACGTCATAGGTTTGTATACCGTTTGGCAGTGCAGCAAAGTTAATAATTTCACCAGCAGATGTATATTGCAGTGTTGCCGTACCGTCAGCAAACGGAGTAGTAGGGGGAAATACGTTGTTTCCTGTAGGATAAGGAGGCGCAGTAGACCCAGATGTTCCGCCTGAAGTATAGGTATAAACAAAGATATTAGAAAAGACTACCTGACCTGCGGTTACAGTTGTGTTAGCAGTCCAGGGAGTAGCTACAGTACCCGTTGGTGTAATAGGTACTTGAGTTGTTTGAATGGTACGCAGACAACCGGTGTCTCTTACCGTTCTTTCTCTAGCTTCGTTGATGTAGGTTGTTAATTGAGACTGAGACCAAAAAACATTGTTGGAGTCATGCAACAGATTTTCAACCTGATTAAGATAATCCGTAAGCGTTGCCATGAAACTTCCATAGTTAAGCTACCCGTCTTTGAAAGGATTTTCCCCCAGCAGACTTTTCAATCCGCAGGGGTACTACGCCTACAGCCGAGGGTAACGAGCTGTTTTTTTCCGGTCTCTCAGTTGTTATTTCAAACTGGTCTAACTTCTTTAAACTTTCTTCAAGTTCGCTATGTAGTTTTATCCATCCATAACGAACCAAAATATGTTCTCTGTCTTCCAACTTGTAACCAAACAACTGCACAGCTCCTGCAAAAGGAATTTCTACAGTTTCGTTTTTCTTAAACTCATAAAGAACACCGTCATACCCTACCGTAAGTTCGGTGTTCCCCCTGTTGGTTACAAATACATTCATCAGAATTGAACTACGTCACCGTAAACTTGAATACTTGCAACGTTGGTATTTCCACTCGCCACTGCTACGTTGAAGTAGAGAGCTTGAGTTAAGTTACCAGTAATTGCAGTTGTTGTTGAATACGGTGTTGCAATTGTTAAGTCTTGGTATCTGCCTGCAGCCGTAATATTAGCCAAGTTAGTAGTAGCAACCACTGCGTTAGAAGTGTTGCCATCATTACTTGTTGTAATAGATACGTTCGCAGTAGACAAAGAACCAGTTGGATTGTTAATTGTGACTCTCCTCACAATAACAGCTCCAGAACCAGTAATGTTGCCTGAATTTGTCAAACCACCATTAACAAACGGTATAGTAACCACTGCGTTACCTACCGTTGCAAATGAAACAGCTTGAGCAGAACCAATACGACCATTCCCAAATGAATCCAAGTAATACTGACTGACTGAATCGGGATTAGCCATTTGTCACTCCTTAGACGTTGTTGAAAGTACCAGAAACTGGTTGTCCACCAGTAACCGTCAACATCACAACTGTTGTGTTAGATGTTGCATTGGCTGAGAAGTTCACACCGTCAGAGAAGACTAAACCACCAGTGTTGTTAGCTAAGAACAATGAGTAACCTGTGATGTTACCTGTTGCATTGATTGCTGTAGCTACGTTGATGGTTACGTTAGCAGTTGGTAAAACTGTATAAAGACCAGCAGGTATTGTGTTACCCACTGTTGTAGCAGTCATATTCGCAAACGTTACATACGCACCAGGCGTATTTGTGGTTGCCCCCGCAAGGATAATCTTATTAAGTGCTAATGACATTTGTAATTACTCCTTATAGTGACAAGTAGTTGTAGTTGGTAATCTTAGACATTGACTTGGGCTTTACAGACACCAATTCAGCAATCATAAGAACTGCACCAACATAACCAATTTGCCAGTTTGGAAGTGTGGACTCAAATCCTGTAAACACAAATGAACCTTGCTCATGGATGTAGAGCGACAAGTAGTTTGTATTGAGGAAGTACACAGTACCTTCTGGGCAATATGGGTCTGCGTAGATTGGAACACCAGCAACCATCAAAGCTCTAAATGCAGCTTGAGGACCGTTAGCATCACCATCAAAACCAGAACCAGGAGTGATGACATACTGCTCTTGACCTACAAAGTCTTGTGCTAGTAATGTCCATGTACCAAATCCGCAAACACCAAAGGTAGGTACTTCTGCACCTCTCTTCACTGTTCCAGAAATGTACTGAAGAATGTTTTGTCTTGTTGGGTTTACGTTACCTGCGTTGTAAACCTTAGACTGCCACCAAGTATAGGTGCTACGGTTGATGTTACCGTAAGTAGTCTGATATGTTGCACCACCTGTACCGTCATCCACAGCAGCTGGGAGTCCGATAAACTGTTGGTTGTTTGTGGTGTTGTTATACAAGGCAGTTGCCATTGCATCCATCATCACGTTTGTTGCATCATTCATACGAGCTTCAATCAATGGAATGATTGCAGCGTCTTGTTGAGCAACACCTTCCATACCGAGGAACGGTACGGGAGAAATCATCAATTTAAGGTCAAACTCAGCATTGAAAGCACCCTGTTGGACTGTTGGCTGGGCAAAAGAGCCAGAGTAGTCAGACCACTGAGCGTTAACAAACTGTGCGCCTTGAACTGGGACAGTTACAGAAGATACACCTCCAGATGCTTGCTGACTGTTGGCAATCAGCGCAGCCATGAGGGGCGTGGAGTTGTACAGTTGTACAACGAGTTTGGGAATAAAGGCTCTGCGAGTAACGTAAGTTAACTCAGTAAACTGAGAACTATTTGTTGAAGGCAGAATACCACCACCTATAGCCATATTAGCTCCTTAAAGATGGGCATTTCTGCCCCTACAAAACTTAATACCCTCTTACAAACCAATTGGACGTTGAGGCTTTCTCAAGTCCGCTAACGCATTTGCTGCTTCATTTCTAGCCGCACTTCTTGGGTCTTTCCAAAATGCTCCAAGGTTTAAACCCTTAATTGCACTTGGCTTGTACCCTGTAGGTGTAGGCTTTGCAGCTTGTTTCATGTACTCATAATACTCGGCAGCAGACTCATGGTTAGAGATGCCTTTTTCGAGCATTACTTTTTCAACCTGGTCAATCTCATCTTCTTTGACAAGACCTTTTTTAACCAAATTGTTTCTACGTTTTTGCAACTCTTCCATTGCCTCTTTTTCTCTGAGCTTGGCTTCTAAGGCTTGCACACGTTGGTCAGATGCAGTAATTGCTCTGTTGGTGTGGTCCTCAATATCCAACTCAGGAATAGGCATCCCAGGTTTGACTTTTTTGGTCATACGCAAGAAATCCTTGCGTGTATCTGGATTTTCCGCAAGCGTTTGAGCCAGACTAGCTAATTCATCTCTTGCTTCTAATGAAAGGTTTTCTAAAGACATTTTGTTACCCTCTTACCGTTGTCATATAACTTTTTTACCGTCAGCTGGTTTTTCAACCCGCATACCATTTGTCGCAGCTTTTGTCGCACTTGTCAGGCCACCAAACGTAGCATAACGTGGAGTATTAACTACAACGCCATGTTTTTGAT